CTTTAATAACATACATCGACCCATTCAAAGGATCTTTTACGACAGATGACAGTATATTCTTACATCCAATGGAATCCGATAGTTCTTGGATATTAAACATATTATTATCGTGGTTAAATACGATGGATATATCTCCACCTCTTATGATACTAAAGCTACTCATCACGAATCCTCCACAAAAGAATTGATATCAAAACAATCATCAAAAGAATATAGATCAGACCCATACCCTTTCTTACCATTCTCTATATCAGAAATAGCCCTATCAGCTAAAGATCTTAACTCCAATAGACTTACACCTAAAAAGTCTAACGCAGCCTTCAGATACTTATACAAGGTAGAGGTTTTCATTTCTTTAAACCCCTCGTGAATCAAACGACTGTTATATATATCAAAAAGGACTTTATTATTCCTCCCATCAACTCTTTCCCCATTATTTTTAAGGCTACCATCAGATTTAACCATCTTCCTTATCTTATCAGCGGATCTTGTATTTATGATATTAACCATAATCATAACCTTATAATCAACAGCGGCCCTTCTGGCCTTATTAGCTCTTCCCTTTGAGCTTACAGGGGCGTTATCCTCACCACCAATATATCTGAACTTAGCCTTATTCACGAAGCATGATGGATAGACCTTACGCATATTCCACTTATAATTATAATCACCGATTGACCTCATGATCGACAGCTCTCCGTCAACTACCAATGATATCATGTTATAAGCCTTCTCAAAACATCTAAAAGAACCGACATGCTCGTAAATAAACCTGTACGTCATACCTAACTTAAAGTCGTTATCAGATATCCTGTTAAACACGATAGCCCTATCGAAGTTAATAATAATAGCCATGATGATCTTAAGCCTAAAGTAAGGGGGTATATAGATGTTGTTAGGATCAATATCCCTTGGATTAGCGGTGGTATAATCAGCACCAGCGAAAGTATCTCTACGTTTCTTGAAATTACGCGGATATATAGGCTGACCTTTAGATAGCTTAATGCAAGTACGCCCCTCATCTACCTGCTTCTTCTCAGCCTCGGTATACACCGGAAATTCCTTTATCATAGAAGAGCATTTCCTTATATAATTCAAGTCGAAATTCATATTGTTCATATTTTGTCCACTTCAAATATAAGCAAAATATAAGACCTTTAAAAGAATAAGATGAATTAATTTCCCCATATATCACCATTATTATTTCATTAATAACATAACTTGCTGAAACACAGTTGTCCATTTTGTGACATGTGTAATAAGAAGCTTCGCCTCTTTCTGAAGCAAATCCCATTATAAAGCATTCCTTTATTTAATTCTTACCAATTTCTAATTAATAACCCTATTAATGAAATGATGTTAGCTAACGCCTTTTATTATCTAAAGTAAACATCCAAAAAACATTAATTTAAAAATGAGTAGTATGTTGGCAGATAAAGATCTTAATAATCCCACTCAAGACTCTTTATGATTGTATTATTGAGATATTTACTATATCCTTACATTCGATCTTATTTGGCAAATGACTACTATCTTTAAACATAATGATCCTATATGTTTACTTCTTTTCTGCGCTAAAGCGTGAAGTGCCAAAGGGAATCGGCAGGGTGGGTCGTGAGTCGCTCCGCTCCTGGCCGGCCATGGAGGGCAACCACCAGCCCCACGCTATGACGCCGCCACCTTGTTCATTGGCTTCCAACAAGAGTCACCTAAAAACAATACTTGTCTATACAATTATCTCTACGGCTCCAGAAGTTAAATAAGAACTATTTGGCTTTAAGGGAAGTTGTTAGTTAAAAAGATGGTTAATTAAGTCATCTGGTCAAATAAAATCTTTATATTCGCGTCACGGTCGGTTGGATGAGTTGGTTTAGTCGGTGGTCTGCAAAACCATATACCCCGGTTCGAATCCGGAACTGACCTCTATGATATTTGTATATCCTTTAAAAACTAATTAGATAATGGACGGTGAGAGATCATAGTCCATTTTTTTTATTTAGGTGGGTGGTGTGAAATCAGATATCCATCTAGCCACATCGCTTATCCTGAAATTATCTATCACAAAAGATCCTCTATTACTGCCATCCCTTTGTCTATTAAAATCTATATTATATAACCTCAACGAATAAGTAGGATATGGTAAATGGCCTAAAAAAATACCGTCAATAAAACAAAGCAATCTACTGCTAAGGCTCCTTACTATAGCAACATGATACCATTTACCTACATTCACACTACCCGCATTGACCCAATGCGATCCTCTATAAGAGGCAAAATACAAACATAAACCGTTATTATTAGCTATACCAAAATAAAAAGAACCATCATACCATTCATGACCAACGGAACAGGCATCAATGACAGCTAATGGCTTATACCAAAAATCAATAGTAAACAGATCTCCATCTCCAAACAAATCAGGCGACAATGTACTAGATGTATTAATCATCCCATAAGAATTAGACGTATTTGTGTATTTATATCCAGTTCTTATAGAATCGGTGACAAACTCTCCTCCCTTGACCTCTAAACCATCCTCAATATTAGGGGGGGGGTATCCATCAACCTCAAAATTATTATCAAATCTCATCAAGAACCTTGTATGTTCATCAACAAGACCATCATTCCTATTATTCAACATTCTTCTTCTCATAAAATCTTTATCCTATTTAATATATATACCAATACCAACAATATCATCGAGATACCAGCTACTATCCACGCTATAGGCCATCTTGATCCCTTCTTATCATCTACATCCTTAGATTTGATATCTATCTTATTGTCCAAATCCTTTATATCATTCCTCGTCTTATTGACTCCAACGGAATCGGCCGTCACCGTGCTGTCCCGCCGGCCAATGACGATATGGGTATCTGTCTGCGAGGACACCGGTCGCTCCCCCGTGGCAGGATCAACATCCTTGTCCGTATCAAACTTCCTCTCCGTTATAACAATATCGGCATTAAGATCAGATGTCTTTATCTCCACCACCTTACGGTCTACAACCTCATCTATCATCGTCTCTATCCTGCTGATCAACCCACTATCAATAGACGCTTCGCTAACCTGCCTCCTGCTTCCGCAAGAGGACAGGGACAGCGACAGACCTAAACAAAAAACAGCCCTAAGACTTATCCTTAACCTCATCATCAGCAATCTTCTTTATATCGTCAAACGTCTCGTCAGGTATGTTCTTGGAAAAACTAAACATCTTGAATACGTTTATCCTCTTAAACACAGCCTTGAATACCTTAACCAAATAAGCGTCAGCGAAAGTATCCCCTATGGTATTCAAGAAAAGCATGACATATCCCACAAGGGCTATATACACACCATATTTGGTTACGGTAAGTATCATACTAGCCTCCTCCTCGATCGGGTATAACGTCTTATATATAACACATAATGTCATTACTATAAAACAAGACAAAGCGAACTCCTTAAGAATATCAGTAAACCTGACCTCCCTAAACCATCTCTTGAAACTAAACCTCCTCCTACGGCTTCTACGGAGCTTCCAGCCCCTTACGCTTTGCGCTAACCTAGCCAAAAAATTCGCTATTAATACTATAAGTAATACAGTCAATAAATGATGCACTGGCTGGAAGTAAGCCCAACAAGAAGCACCATACGCAAGCGCTATATTCCATAAAGCCCCCACTCGATCTATCATGTCTTTGTCTTTCATTTTATACCCTATACGCAAAGTTAACCACTATACCGTTAAGTACCTAAAACACCACGGCGTGTACACCGTTCCTCGTATCAAGGCTGTCAAAATGCAACCAACCCACCTTCCCTTCAAGCCGGAAAGGATATGGCAACATATCTTGATGATCCAAAATCAAGCCTCTGGCCTGTTCCGCCGTCATTGACTTGACATCGAAATCCCCAGCCTTACCCAACACATGAGCGGATAGATAAACATCCTTCTTATCCTTGACGATCTGGCACATGTTGCATCTAAGACCACGCTGGGAAAACTGTCCTTGCTTATCCCAGTTATTACAATACAT